ACAAAATATAAAGATGGAAGAAAAATTTATAGATATATTTACAGGTCTTAAAAGAGACTATGGTTATGCGGATATAAACTCTGCATACAAAGATCCTTCTACAGGTAAACTTAAATTAAAATATGGGTGGGCAGCAAAAGAATTATTAGAATCAGATTACTTAGATCATCTCAGTGGTAAAAAATCTATAGGTATACAACCTTGTGACGACGATGGATTAGCAAAATTTGGAGCCATAGATATAGACTCTGATGAATATGACAACTTTGATTTAAGAAAGTATTTAGAAATAATAGATAAAAAAAATATTCCAGTAGTCCCAGTTAAATCTAAAAGTGGTGGACTTCACATATATGTGTTCTTTAAAGAACCAGTCAAAGCAAGTTTTGTTAGAAATTTTTTAGATAAATTATTATTTACTTTCGACCTTAAAGCTTCAACAGAAATATTTCCAAAACAAACTCAACTAGGAATAGGTTCAGATAGTAAACCTATTAATGGTAACTTTATTAATTTACCTTACTACAATCGTAATGAGAGAGTGGGTGTAAATTTAGATGGAACTGAGTTTACTTTTGAACAATTTATAAAAGTCGTCGAGGCTAACACAAAGACTAAAGAAGATCTAGAAGAATTTGCAACAGAACTTATGCGATTAGAATTAACAGGTGGTGCAGATGAATTTGCTGATGGCCCCGTTTGTTTACAAAGATTGTCTAAATCTAAGTTAGATGATTACAGAGATAGATTTATTTATAACTATATGGTGTTTGCTAAAAAGAAATATCCTGACAATTGGGAAGAAAAACTTTTAGAGGGTGCAAGAAATTATATTGTTTACGATAATATATGGGGAGATGAAAAAGTAAAACAAAAGATTAAAGCATATAAAAAAGATACCGCAGGCCATACTTGTTCAGAGGAACCTATTAATAGTATGTGTGTTAAATCAGAATGTTTAAAAAGAAAGTTTGGTGTAGCCTCTGATAAAGTTAAAAAATTTCCAGCGCTATCTGCGTTAATTAAAATAGATTATTCTCCTGAACCAGAATTTAGATTTACTGTACATTACAATGACAAAGTAGAAGGTGAAACTACGCAACAGATAATTGCTAGAGATATTAATTACATCATGGACCAAGAAAAACTTAGACGTTTAATTGGAGCTCATACTCCTATTCCACCACCACGAATCAAGGGTGATGATATGCAAAATATTTTAGATAACCTATGGCAAGGAATGAAAACAGAAAAAGCTCCTCCAGGTACATCACCAAAAGAAATACTTCATAAACATCTAGATGATTATATTCATGGTGTACCGGCAGTTAGTGATGCCTCTTTTAGAAGTGGTAGCACATTAATTGATGATGGCTTTGCATATTTTGTATTTGATCCTTTCTATAATTTTTTAAAAAACAAAGAATGGAAATCTAAAATTGATAGGACTGGACAGATGATGATGGATTTTTTTAATGCTGAATTACGGAGTCTTAAACGATATCCTAAAAAAGAAACAGAAAAGAAATCACATAACCCAGTAAGATGTGTTAAAATATCAATGACACATTTTGAAAGAGAAGAAAACCCTGTTGAAATAATACCAATGAAAAGCAAAAAGGATATACTATGACGGAAAAAAAGATACCCACTGTGCATGTATCAATGCCTTGTTATGATACTATGCAGGTACCAACTTGTTTAAGTTTATTAAAATTATTTGATAAATTTACTGCAGCTAAAATTAAAACAAATATATCTACATTTAAATCGCCTTACGTAGGTTATTCGAGAAATATATTGTCCGCAATATTTTTAGAATCTAATTATGATTATCAATTATTTGTTGATGCTGATGTAAGTTTTGAACCTGAAGTCATCGGATCAATGATCATGGCTCAAAAAGATTTTATTTGTGCGCCTTATAGAAAAAAGACTCATGATAATTCTGTGTCTTATTCTGTAGCTTTTCCTGATTATAAAAATATCAACATTGATAAATCAGGGATCACGGAAATTATTGGAGGGCCAGCAGGACTAACATTAATTCATAGATCTGTTTATGAAAAATTAATTAAACAATACCCACAATTAAAAATTAAATACGCTTCTGGAATATCTGATGAACAAAAAAAATATTTATATAATTTTTGGGAAAATACTTTTGATTCAAAAGAAGGCGCTTGGTATGGAGAAGATGTTTCTTTTTGTAGTTTAGCACGACAAGCAGGATTTAAACTCCATGCGTTAGTACATTGTGAAGTTGGACATCATGGTACATTTAATTTTTCTGGAAAGTTTGTTGATACCTTTGCACCAGCTAATGACAAAAGTAACTAAAATATACGGACCTCCAGGTACAGGTAAAACTGAAAAATTAATTCGACGTGCCATGGCTTACATAAGAATAGGCACTCCTGTTGATAGAATAGGTTATTTTGCTTTTACTCGTAAAGCAGCAAATGAAGCAAAAGATAGGATGCTTAAAAAGAATCCGCAGTATAAAAAGAAACAGTTAAAATATTTTCAAACATTACATTCTTTAGCCTTTCATAGTTTAGGACTTAGAGAGGAAAATGTAATGCAAGACTATCATTATAATGATCTTGGAAAAGAATTAAGTGTGAGAGTCAATGCAAAAAAAGATATGGATGCTTCTCCTTATTTAACTTGTGACAATGAATATTTTCAAATTATTTTAAAAGCAAAAGAAAAAGATATTCCGGTATGGGATGAATATTGCACAGCTGAACACTCTACTAATGTAGATCCAGATTTATTAAAACATATAGAAGCAAACTATAACAATTACAAACATCCTGATGTAAATAATTTAGTTGATTTTACTGATATGATACATGACATTATTCGCCAACCAAACAAGATTCCTAGTTTAGATGTAGTGTTTATTGATGAAGCTCAAGACTTATCTCCAATACAATGGAAATTGTATGACATATTAAAATCTAAATCTAAAAAAGTTTATTTAGCTGGAGATGATGATCAAGCAATCTATGGGTGGGCCGGTGCAGATGTAGATAGATTTATACAAGAGCCTGCAATAGAAAAAGTGTTATCTAAATCTAGAAGAATACCAAAAGCAGTGCAAGATATTTCTGAAATTATTACGGCAAGAATAGAAGGACTAAGAGCAACTAAAAATTATTTACCTAGAAATGAAGAAGGTTTGTGTAGTAAAATTAATAGTTTAGAGAATCTTGACTTATTTAGTCAGGATTGGTTAATTTTAACTAGAACCATATCGAGATCAAAAGAAATTTGTAATTTATTAAAAGTTAAAGGTTTGTACTACGAAAACAAACATCAAAAAAGTTATAACACTAAACTATACAGAGCAATTATTAATCACAGTAAATGGTTAAATGGAGAAACAGTATCAGATACAGCATTAGAAGATATCAAAGAATACATGGGCAATAGAGAACTTAAAAAAGATTTAAAATGGTTTGAATGTTTTGACAATGCTCCAGCTGAAGATAAAATTTATATAAGATTAATGTTATCAAATAAGGAAAAATTAAGCGAGGAAGCACGAATCAAAGTATCTACAATTCATGCAGCAAAAGGAGGCGAATGTGAGAACGTAATTTTAGTATTAGACAATGCTAAAAAAATAAGAGAAGCTACAATAAAAAGCGTAATAAAGCGTGACGAAGAGCACAGAGTATGGTATGTAGGTTGCACGAGAGCTAAAAGAAATTTATATTTAATGAGAGCAAAAATTGAAAGGAAGGGGTATCAACTATGACAGATAAAGATATATTTAAAGAATCATTTCCACAATACAGTCAGGTAGGCGGGAATCACTACACAAAGTTTCCAATCCAACCTTATGAGTTTATTTCTAAAAATGATCTTTCGTTTTTTCAGGGGAACGTTGTGAAGTACGTTTGTAGGTATCAACGAAAAGGTGGAATAGAGGATCTTAAAAAGATAGTACATTATTGTCAATTAGAAATGTTAAAGATAAGAGATACAAAAAAGAAATGAAAGTACCTTTATTTGAAGCACAAACAGAATGGAATGAACCAGAGGAATATCCTGATCTAAGAAAGTACGACGAGATTGCGATTGACTTAGAAACAAGAGATCCTGATTTAAAATCTAAAGGTTCAGGTTCTATTATTGGTAATGGAGAAGTTGTAGGTATAGCTGTTGCTGTACCTGGTAGAAAATTTTATTTTCCAATTGCTCACGGATCAGGGCCAAACATGGACCGCAAAAAAACTTTAGAATGGTTTAAAGATATTTGTGAATCAGATGCTATAAAAATATTTCATAATGCAATGTATGATGTGTGTTGGATTAAATCTATGGGTCTTAAAATAAATGGACAGATAGTAGATACTATGATTGCTGCATCTTTAATTGACGAGAACAGATTTAGATTTGATTTAAATAGTTTGTCCTGGGATTATTTAGGCCATGGTAAAAACGAAGCTGCATTAAACGAAGAAGCAAAGTCTAGAGGACTAGATCCTAAAGCAGATATGTGGCAACTACCAGCAATGTATGTTGGATCTTATGCAGAGAAAGATGCAGAACTTACATTAGAACTTTGGCAAATATTTAAAAAAGAATTAATACATCAAGATGTTGAATCTATTTTTGAATTGGAAACTGATCTTTTTCCTTGTCTGGTAGACATGCGTTTCCTTGGAGTCCGAGTAGACGT